TGAAGAAACTTAAAATTGAAGAAGATGACAGAAAGTAAAACTAAAAAAGGAATATGTGTTTACTTACACAAAGACCTGTGGAACGAGATTGACGAGAAACGAGGTGAAAATAGTCGCAACACTTTTTTAAGTGAAGCAATTCAGTTCTCTTTGAAGTTCTACGTTCCCGAATCTAAAGTAAAACTGAAAGAACAAAAGTAGAAAGAGCAGCTACTGTAGTTGTAACAATTAAAGCGTGGTTTCTGCGCTTTTTTTGTTTGTCTAACTTTTTGTTTTCAGCAGTTAGAGTGTTAATTTCTTCGGTTAATACATCGGTCTTCTGTTCATAAGCATCAACCACTTCTTGTAAGTTGTCAATCTTTTGAGCTTCGATGTTCAATTGTTTTTTCAGGTTGTTAATTACTAACGAATCGGAAGCAATTACGCTATCACAGGAGTTCACCAAAGTGACCACATCAACGCGAGTAATAGTATCTCGAATAAGAACAATATCACGAGTTCTTTGATAGGTGGTTTTGGCTTTAGATTGAGCATCTTCATAAGTTCGGAGTTGTTTATAAAGTTCTATTTGTTCTTGGAGTAACCGGTCGTATTCACCAGCGTTGTAATTTATAACGCTATCTTGTTTTTGTACTTCAACGTGAACATCTTTCGCCTTATCGCGTCCCCACCAATTCCAACAAATGACTGTCCAAATAGCAGTTGTCCCAATGAGCAACAAAGCAATTGCAAGTATATTTTTTCTCATAAGATTTTTCCTTCGTGTATTCTGTAATTATGAACGCTGAATGAACCATTCGCGCCTTTCTCAACAATAGCAAAGCCGTGGTTGTACTTCGAATAAGGGTTGTAGTCGGGTGAAAGTTCTGATAAGCAACCAACACCCCAACAAGTGATAAACTTTCCGTTAGCGTCCCTCTCATTGTGTTCTGCAGTCTGGTGGTGATGTCCGCAAAGAGCGGACACCTTCGTCTTCATAAACAAACCACGCGCCACGTTGACAGACGGAAGGAATTGTTTCCCAAATTCGTGTCCGTGAAAGATTGAAAGTTTGCCGATGTTTAATTTGCTTTTGCCGTCAATCCATTTAACGTCGTGCTTGTCGCAATGCGTCAATGTCGGAAAGTCGAACGCGTCAATGTCAAATAGTTCGGGAGCTTTAATGCGCATATAACGCCAGTATCTTTCTTCGTGATTTCCTTCTTTGTAGTAAATGTGAGCCGTTGGAAAAGTGTTTCTAAGTGACGCAAGGAATTGACGAATAGAATATAGTTCGTCTTTGAATTTTCTCTTGCGTGGATCTTTGACAAAGTCAGAAATCATATGACAATCTAACGCGTCGCCATTCAAGATGATTGCGTCACAGCCTTGTTTCAATCCTTCTGCGATGGCGCACTCTAACGCTTCGTTGTCTTGGTAAGGCAAATGGACATCTGAAAGAATCAAAAACTTGTTGCCCTTCAATTCAACGTGACGACGTTTCTTCGAATAAGATTTAGGTAGTGCGTAAGGGTTGGAAGGTCTTTGTGCTGTGTCAATCAATTCTTTTTGCGAGTTAGAAACTCTGCTTCGCTTTCCAATCTTACCGCGAACGGTGCGAACGTAATTACGCGCAGATTCTTGCGAATCGAATGCTTCTGGATATTCAGTAAATAACTTTGAAGCCAATGAGTGCGAAGGAGCGTCGGGAAATTTACTGCAAATCTCCGCTGTTATTTTCCTCGCTTCTGTCTGTGGTCGTGCCATTCTTTGTTTTTGTAAATCGTTCAAGTACCGTTCCTGTAAATAAACCGCCTGTTAAAAGTGCGAGCGTGTCAAACATCGCAATAGGGCAAACGTAGTAAGTAAATGTAGCAACGTAACTCAAAATGATTAAGTTAATTATAACAAATATAGCAATTACTCGCTTACTTGAAACTTTCGAACACGAACTTAACAAAGACGTTATCCATTGCTTCATAAAAACTTCAATATGAATTGAACGATTAACCCACCAACAACACCCGCAGCGGTTGCAATACCACCCAAACGAGCGACCTGCAACCTTTGATTTTGAATGTACTTATCGTGCTTTTGAACCTTGCTTACAAGACCTTCAATCTTCATTTGGTCGTCACCAATCAACACGTTGTAAATACGGTCAATCTTCTTGTCCATTTCTTGCAATTGCTCGTGTATCAAGGCTATTTCTTTTTCGGTGTTCATTTCTTAAAATACAATTCAATTTCAGACTCACGACGACGAACCAAACCTTTTAAAATAACACCACCGCCTTTGTTCCAAAGACGAAAAGAATCTGCTATCGTTGGGTCGTTAGGATTAGCGTTTACCTTTCTCAGCACAGACGACTTCTTAAAGCCACCCACTCCGATATTGTAAGCCAAAGAAACACACGCGCTGAATTGGTTTTCGTTAAGCGTTTGCGTTATCAATGCACGAACGGATACCGCGAACTTATCAATGACGTTTTTCGCTAATTGTTCCGCTCTTGCTTGTGTGATTACGTCGCCTTCCTTAACCTTTGTTCCGTCTTCGTAAAACGTATTTCCATAACCAATCGTCCACACGTTTGCAGGACACAAATAAGCCTTTAAACGACAGCCTTCAAACTTCTTTAGTAGCGCGTAGCCTTCAGCGTTAACTTTCATTTTTCAGCTTCTTAATTTGTTTCTCTTTCTTTGCTAAATACTTACGAAATTTTTCTTCGTAGATTTTGTGCATCGTCAAATTCTTTTTGCGTCCCCTTGTAGCCATTCGTTTTTGTTTTAGTTATCTCAACCAACCTAAACCTCTGCGTCTGTATTCGTAAGGAAGTCTATCTCTTCCGTCGCTAATCTCGAAAGCGTTCGACGGATATACATTTGTTTGTGACCAAATTTGTTGCGTTACGTTCGTTGTGTATTCTGGAAAGTCTGATTGATTGAAACACAAATAGTCAACCATTCTTTGAGTGTAAAACATAGCCTGTGAACGCGCTTGGTCGCGGTAGTTTTGTAAGTCGGTTTGGCTGATTGGTGTAGTGTCTTCGCTTGTGCGAATAACCAAACTTCCATTGTCCGTTTTAACGTACAAATGAGGCAAGACCTCATACATGGTCCACCACATAACCATACGACGCAAGTAATTGTCAAGAAGGGTCGCGTATGCACCTGCGATATCGTCGTTTACAACGTCTTCTTTTATCTTATTATACAAGTCAGTTCCTAAATAAAGTTGCGCGTACTTGTCTTGTGACAAATAAATTGCAGGGTACATTAAAAGCGGATCAACAGAGCCATTAATCCAAGTGTATTTCTTTATGTAATTCTCGTCAATGAGTAGAACTTCGGGTTGTAGTGCCATTGTAGTTTTTATTTATATTTTAATGATGCTCTGTTCGGCATATCGTTAGGACGTACCGCTTCTTCGCCTTTTGGGAATAGTTCGTTTGCTACTTTTCCTGTTACAACAGTATCGTTTTTCAATCCGTCGTTAGGTAAGAATTTACCGTCTTTTCTTTTGCGGAAAAACACCTTTCTAAACCACGCGTGACGGCAATAGACACCACCTTTGTACGTCCAAATAGAATAAGTGTTGCTTCCAGAAGGTGCAAATTGTCCGTTAACATCGGGGTTCTTACCCATTTCAATAATGTCTTCGTACTTAAACAACGCTCCGAGTTTAGAAAGTGCTACCATTTCTTGACAAAAATCGCGTGTTACCATTTCGCCTTCCTTCCAAGTGTAGTTTCTTGAATAATAATAGCGAACTTTATACAATCCCGTGTCCTTTTCTTCGCTCTTTTCGTTAGGTTTTGCGTAACCTCGAACACTCATAAATTCAGAACGAAACTTTTCTTCGTCTTCTGGGTCAGTTACTTCTTCGTCAGAAATCAACTCCCATTCTTCTTCGTTTATGTACTCAGCCTTTTCGCGTAAATGTGCAAGCCACGCTTCACCTTCTTCTTTGCTTATCTTAACACCCGCATCCTTCTTCTCCGCAACTACTTTTTTTTTTAATTCAGCAGTTTGCACCGTTGGCTCAACAACTACAACTTCTTCGTCGAATGGCGAGTTCATTTCGATGTTTATCTCTCCTAAAATTGGAGTGAAAACTCTTTCAATGATTCTTTGATAAGGCTTAATAACTTGGTTGTTGAATATCTCCAAACCAACAAGCATTTCGTCTTTGTTAGAACCAAATCCTGTTGTGTCTCTAATTCCGTGAATCAAAGGTGAAACAACGCGGTGTCCAACCATAATTTGCTTCGCTGTTTCTTCTGATAAGAACTGATATTGCTTGTCAGCGTCACTAAGTGGAAACGCTTCAATCTGTGGTGCGCGTGTAGGATCCTCGTTAAACGTCATCAAGAATTTACCTGCGTTACTTGCACCGCTCAATCTTGTTTCCCATTCGCGACGAATAGATTCTCTTTCTTCTTTCTGCGGTATTCCGTTTAAGAAGTTGATAATGAATGAAGGAAATAAGCCGTTCAATATATTGTTGACGTGATAAAGTCCCATTTGATAAGACAATTCAACGTAATTTAACGCTCCGAAGTAGTCAGGTTTAGGATAGTAAACACTTCCCGCGCTCATTCCGTGAGCGTAAATAACTTGTCTTGGTTGTTCTTGTGCAATGGAAGGATTGAACGCAGGGATGAACTCTGGTTTTCCTCTTTTGCTTCTTGTATTTGCCCAATCTTTCGAATAGAAAATTCCTGTGATGTCGTCCTCTTCACGATCGTATGCAAGTCTGCAATTCTCAAAAGGCAAGTGATTGATTTGTACAACGCGAGTGAAGTCCATTGACCAAATTACTTCGGCAACAAATGCGCCTTGTAACTTTAAGTCGAAAGAAATTCCTTGCAATGCGTTGTCAAGAATAGTTCCCGTTCCTTGTCCCTCAATCATATAAGAGATTGAGTTCACCAACGCGTTGTGAATTGGTGAATTGTGAAAGAGATTCAGCAAATAATTTGGATATAAATTATTAGAACCATAATCAATCCAACCGCTTCTGTTTTCTTTTTCAACCGCTTCAACAGGTTGATAAGCCGATAAGTTAATTGCTTGAATGTTGCTCATATTATGCACCTGTATAAATTACGTCTACGGGAATCGTAGGTGTTGAAACGTCAAAGTAAATTGTTCCGTCTTGTAAAATCATTAAACCCTTTTCAACCAATCCAACGACGGAAGCATTGGTTGGGTCTATATTTGTTGCGCTGTTTTGTCCATACACTTCGTAGTGATAACGACCTGCATCAATCAAACCAACGGTGGTAAGTCTTATTTTTGTCACGCGTTCGTTCTCGTTTATTACGGTCACTACTTGCGCGAGTTGTTCACCTGTCATTTCGTAAGTCATAACAAGCAAGTAATGTGTAAAGGCAACGTTGAAATACTGGCGACCTTCATCGAGTGAAAGCCACGCGTATTGATTCGCTGTATTTGTGTTGAGATAAACCATTCTATCCTTTACGTTAAAATTACAGCACAGAGGAGCGCGTTGCTCCTCTATGTGTAAAAGTTTTTATTAAACAGCTAACAAGGTAGAAGGAGCTCCTTCTAATTTATAAGCACGTTTTGCAGATTCGTGAACGAAAGCCAAAGTGTAACCGTTCATATCTCCCAAAACAGCACCAGTTGCTGCTGTTGAAGTAGAAAGGTCTGCTCCGTATTCGTAACCAACAGCCCACCAATTTCCGTTTGTATCTTCAACGAAAACAATCACGCGTGCAGTAGCAACTGATTGCAATTCCAAACGCTTAGCCGCGCTTAACTTCTGCAACATTACGTTTACTGTCTGCGTGTAAAATACTGTTCCGTTGTCACGGTTGAAGTTGATTGTTTCTTCGAACGATCCTGTTTGTGTTGGTAATTCGTAAGTGAATAAATCACCTGCAACTGCACCTGCAATATCAGTAACAACCTCAGAAGCATCTAAGGTAAAAGATGTTACGTTTGCTTTGTCAACCAAAACAATCTGTTTAATTCCACCGATGCCATCTTTGCAATCGAGTGTAAATCCTGTACTTAATTCACAAGCCATATTTATAGTTTTTTATTAGCACAAAAGAGGGGTGGGTTTTATGCCACCGCCTCTATTATGCAAGGGTTAGAATGGTAAGATTATGCAGTGTATTGGTAGAACGCGATTTCAGCTCCGAAACCGTATTGTACACCTGCGAAGAAAGAAGCTGCAAAACGTA